CCAAGTACCAGGACAATCATCTGTATTATCATAATCTGTCCACGTACCACTCGCGGCTACACAAGTACTAGCTGTAGTATAAGCAGCGTCTGAACACAGCCCTAAACCTGTAGAACAAGTACCTACATATTCTGTAGTAAGGTAGAAGTTATCCCAATCTACTCTACCAAAGTCCTTAGCTGTTCCGTGAGAACCACTGGAATGTTTCTTTATGTAATACCATCTTGTTCCTGCTACTGAGTCAACAAAATTATTACCATACTCGTCATTACCTACACCAGCACAAGCAGATGATAACCAAGGGAACTCTGGGTTCTCATTGGCGATGTCGAAGTATGCTCTATTAATAGCATCTTTAACAAACTTCTGAATACCTTTAGCGGTAGCGAAGTTAGAAGAAGTAAGTTGGACTTCGTTTAGTTCACCTAATATTTCATTAGTTAATCCTAAATATGTTTGTACATCTGCCATTCTTACCTCTTATATAATGTGGAAGAGAGCCCAACTAAGGACCCTCTAAAGTTACTACCGAATTAGTCGATAGTAATAGTAGCTAACGCTAGTGACTCAGGACGTAATACTTTACGACCCCATACCAATAGACCTCTTACGATGTCTCTGAATGAAGTAGTAGAACGTACTGTTTCAACAGTCGATAAAGACTGTGCACAAGACATTGCTGACATATGACCAGCTAGTACCGTAGGCAGGCTTGAACCTGAGAACGAACCAGCACCTGTTACAGTAGGCATATTGTTAGACTTATACATCTTGAAGCCACGTAGTGAACCTGAAGCAACTAGACCGTTACGTAGACCACCATCACCTTGGTTGTAGTCAACTGACATCAACTTAGATGAAGTTTGTGCTAACTCCTCATAGAACTGAGGTGCAGCTACAACCCAACGATTCTCTTCTGGTACGTTGTTGTCGTCTAATTGACGAGCAAGACGTGCTAGAACATTCAACGGGTCTACTTCACCTGAAGCGTGACCAGTATCGATAGGTGCTGATGCAGTACCATACGTATTAGTTGTCGCGCCAGTTACAGCCGCTTGTAATACGTTAGAGTCGAAAGAGTCTTTCAACTTGTACGCTGCGTTATCAGACGCAATCTGTTGCCAGTTTACGTGTGAGAAGCGTGCTTCTAAGTCATCTACTTCGAACTGGAAGTACTTAGCTTGGTCTACTTGAAGAACTAATTCTTCGTCAGTAAGGTCCGTGCTAGAGAGAGTTGCATCACGAGTGTAACTGTTTACACTGATTTGCGGCTCTTTGATGATGTTAACTGTATCACCGAACTGAGCGATTTCACCCATATAGTCAGTGTTACAGATTGCTTCAGCTACTGCTGATTTACGGAAAGCAACTTGTACTTTCTTTGAAAAAACTTCTGGCAGCCAAGACGAGTTTGTTTGTCCCGAGACGGCTGGGTCGAAGTTCATTGATGCGCCTGTTTCGAAGCCCATAATATTTCTCCTGTTTAGATATCAAACAACCTATTGCTAGGGTGTAATCTATCATTACTTAATTAAACTAACCTTCTCTAATTCTTCCAGTTTGAAAAGCAGCATCAATCTCTGATTGGTATTGCTCATACTGGTCAACAGAAAGGTTAGCGATTTCTGAGGTTGTCCATAGTTTCTCTTGAGGTGAGTGGTCTTCAACTTTCGTTTTGACTGATACTGCATCTGCAGCAGAACCTCTCGTATCTTTCTGTGGACTAGTTTTTTTCGACACAGCTCCAGCTTTACTAGTAGTAATTCCAACATCCTGTTTGTATAAGTCAATAGCTCTGGAAGCTAACGTAGCATCTCCGTTGTTCTCATAAATCCAAGACTGAATTGCTTCAGGTTGAACTCGTGCCCAGTCGTGGAACTCTTCAGATTCTCTGATACTGGTGAAGTCAGGATGTAAGTTTAGGAGCTCTTGCTCTGCTGCTCTACGATTTGCTACGCCTTCTTTCTCTGAAAGCTTTTGAACTTGTGCCTGTAAATCAGACAGTTGTTCTTCGGCTCTCATATGTGCTACTGTTTCTACTACATCATAAACATCGGGATAGTCCTCTCTAAAAGTAGCCAGTTCTTCTGGGGTTTTAGGTGCGGTATAGGTAGGTCGGTTAGCCAACATCTCTGCTTTGAGTGATGTTTCTTTAGACTTCCAGTCTCCTAGTTTTCTATCATAATGTTTCTTCAAATCATCGTAACGCTTTTTAAAGTCTACCTTCTTGAATTTATCATTGGGTTCTTCTTTATAAGTGTCGTCTACCGAGGTAGCCTCTGTGGTTGCAGTATCTGTAGTGACCTTTTCTTCTTCTAAGATTGTTGTCTCACCATTAGATATTACTGCTTCCTTACGAGGGGCTCGATAAGCTAAAGAATCATCAGCGCTTGTAAGACCTCTCTTAGCGTCTTTGTTACTGTTGTCCCATTTCTTATTTGCGTTATAAGGGTTTGCTTGTGGTTGTTGGATTTCCTCCGTTCTTGTTGCTGTTGCTGTTGTCATATTGACCTCCATTAAGTGCCCATTCTATTGGGGTGGCTTTCGGGGTTGCTCGTCCCTTACGGAACTTTTAAATCCAAGGTGCTCAATTAAGAGGTAGCCTTGGGGTTGTCACTACAAAGTCAGTCTCGTCTCGTCAGTTTGACTGGGGGTTTGTAGTTAGTTTATTTAAAACGGATTAGAATCCGCGTTGTCTTTTAATTTCTTGTTGTCTTTGGTACTCGGAATTTTGTTTTCTTTCTTCCTCATCTGGGTCGATAGTTCTCTGTACATCACTCTCCAGATAGTCCATAGCGCCATCATAGGCTTTACCCATAGACTTTAGAAGTGAGCCTAACATACCTTCTTTATTGTTTAATACTTTAGGACGTTGTACATAGTTACCTTCTTTATAACCAGGTCTATCAAAGAAACCACCTTTAGCAAAACCTGTGTCGTCCATTTGTTGATACTCTTGCTTCATAGATGATTCGTCATATTCACCTTCTGCTTTGTCCATCATCTTACGTAACTTGTCTACACCTAATTGCTTAACTGCTTTAGCTGTAAATACAAACTCACCATCTGATAACTTAGCATTAATAGAATCACTGGTCTCTGTACCTGGTCCATCTACTGCACCATCACCTGTAAAGTCTGAGTCTACTGCTGACCCTACTTTATTAAGGATACCTTCTAGCTCTGGGTAATCAGACATTGCTTGCCCTAACACCTCAGCCTCTTCAGGAGATAAACCTGTTTCTGATTCCTCTCCCATTGGGTAATCCATTGGCATATCTTCTTCAAAGTTTAATGGAACTTCTGGGGCTAACATAGACCCTGTATCATCATAATTCATAATTTCACCACCTTCTTCATATCCTCGTTGTTCTTTTCTAAGTGCTTCTAAGCCACTTTCCTGTTGCTCTCTACGTAGTCTAAGCATATCTGTAGTACTCTGAGTATCTGTTTGTTGTTCTTTTTTATCAGAGAACTGATTATATAACCACGAACCTAAGCCATACCCTGCTGCTCCTGCCGCTACTGTTAGAGCAACTATACCACCTAACGCATACCCTTGTTGTGTTGGGCTATAATTGTATTGTTCTTCTATAGGTGTTGTAGGTACTACACCTTTCTTTGTTATTCCTTTTTCAAATTCTGGGTACTGTGATTCCATCTTCCATAATCTTGATGAATCATCTAGTAGACCGCCTTCTGCAAATCCTGGGGTATCTTTCATTACCTTACACGCGTACATATCACCTGCCATACAGGCTTTTCTTAATTCATCGTGCTTAGATGCACGACCACTACCGCGTGATGAACTCTCTACTGGTGATGAACTCTCTACTGGTGCTATGACACCTGCACTTACACCTGCACTTGCTATACTCATTACTTCTTCTCCACTTGCTTACGCAGTAGGAGGAGCTGACGCAGAAAATGTACTTTCCCCTGGCTGCGGTACATCTCCCGTTCCGATGTTGCCATCGCCATTGCCTGTAACACCTTCACCTGCTCCACCTCCAGGTATTCCTCCACCTTCACCCATAGGGGATTGTTGACCATTTGTTCCAGGTGGTTGCTGTTGATTTTGAAGTCCGATAATTTCTGCATAGATTGCTGCCTCTTCAGGTGAGTTGATTATTTCTTCAGGGTCAAAGTCAAGGCTGTAAGCCAACTCTTGAATGATTTTAGAAACTTTAACGAATGGTGCAACAGCTGGGTTTTGTACTGATTGAAGGAATGTAGTAAGTCTTTGAGACCTAACTTCCTTCTGCATAAGTGAACTAGTTCCTGTAGCTTTAATTTCGAGGTCGCCAATAACATTTAATTCTCCTTCATAGAATTGCATATTCCATTGATAGAATGCAACACCTAATGGTTTTAATAAGAAGTCATCAAGGTTCTTGACAACTGTTTTTATATTTAGTGAAGCCGCACCCATCAACATAGACATACCAGATGCAGTACGTGTCATACCTTGTACACCTGTATTACCGTGTGAATACGATGGGATTCCTGTGGACTCATCAGATAACTGTCTGAATCTATCAAACATTTGCATATTCTCTGGTGCAGTATTTGGGAACTTCAACCCATAAATTGACTGACCAGGCATACCTGCTTGTCTCTTGAATATCTTACCTGGGTAGATATCCATTGATTGTCCTGCTACTAATGCAGCTTCGTCTATGTCGAAGACTAACGAACCAGCAAGAGCTAGGTTATCGATAGCCATTCTTGCGTGACCATTCATAATCTGTTGTGAGTCTTCCATATTCTCTGGTACACCTACACCCCAGAAAGAGTATGGGTTCTTCTCATATGGTACAGCATTGTATGGTAGTCTACTTGGTTTAAAAGGATTACCTACTAATCGTAGTATCTTTCCTTGGCATACCCAAGCATTAACTTGTATTTCTTCTAGGTCATTAATACTGTCATCGATGTCTAAGCCTGCATCTCTAGCATACTCGGCATCCATAACGCCCCAGTATTCTAGTACTTCAAATCTATCTGTGTCTGTGAATGAGGCTGAGTTGTTATCTAACTTAATCTCATCTTCAAATGAGCGCTTCTGATAATTATAACCTTGTTTAATACACTCTGATATCTTAGTCTTATCAAAGTAAGGTCTATTCATTAAGGCTCTTAGTTGAGACTTGTTGTATTTATGTCTATGTATTGACCATTCTGCACTATCGATATCTGTTGCGTTAGGGTCTGGATAGAAGTCCCAAGCACTAACAAACTCTAGTCTAGGTACTCTTACTTCTTCAGGGGTATACTCTCTACCACCTTCCTCGCTAGTAGTCCACTTATGTATAGTCTTATTGTAATTAAATGGACCTTTGATAATACCAGTACCTAAGAGTACTGATTCAAAGATAGCGTTACGTAATTCAGTCGCTCCGTTAGACTCTTCAATCTGGTCGTGGATTAACTTCTCCATTCTACGTGCAGCTATCTGAGCTGGTTGTATCTGTGGCATTTCAGGTGCTCTCGCTGAACCCTTCGAGACTACTGTATCACCTTCTTCATTTTGGTACTCTTCTTCAAGAGAGCCTAAGAATTTATCTGAATCAGTCTGGATTGCTCCAGGGGCTAACGTCTGTCCATCACCTTCAAAACCTACATCATAAGGGTTAAAGTTTCCTACGTTGTCTTCTGTAATACCTTCTTGTGGTGTGTAGTCTAAATTACCCTCTAACTCTGGAGAGATATCTTGTGGACCACCTGTCTTCTCTTGTAGTGGATTTAGATGTGCGTACTCTGCAATACCATCTGGTAAGATAGTCTCTTGAATTTGTAGTGGGAACTTAGCTCCTGAGAATACAACATCAATTAATTGCCCATAGGCAGCAAGTACTTTAGTCTTAGTAACTTTAATAAAGACCTTAGACTTCTCATTCTCTTTGAACTTAATCCGCTTATTATAGACTCCGCGATAATTGTGGTATGCATCTAACCATCTCCTCTCGTCATCCTTTCTACCTCTCTCTGCTGAATCAAATCTTTCTTCTACTAGACGAGCTAGGTTAGATATAAAGATTTCACTGACACCTTCTTCTACAGGGGGAGTATTAACTAACTCATCTGCAGATACAAATGGCGTTTCAGATTCATTGATGTTTAAAGGAACTGGTTTCTTAGCCATTTATATTAGATAAAATTATAACTTGTATATACTATTATACACCTGTTTAAGGGTTTTGTCAACCCCTAAAGTGAAAATAAAGTGAAAATAGTTTGAAAATAATTATAAGTCATTGATTAATAACCAAAAGTAGAATCAGCCATTTGTGGTATATCTAAGTTCTTTTTAAATTCAAACATCTCATTGAATGTAGTAGAACGTGGTCTAGACATAATAAGATAACGTAATGCATCATAGGCGTGGTCTGCTGCTTTAGTGTCTACGTCTTCTGGTCTAGCTCTATCTACAGGTATTGTTTGTAGTTCTCTTATTAGAGAAGGACAGTTATTAAAGATTTGCATCTTAGGTCTACCGTCTGTCTTATTCTGTTTAAGTCTCTCGTGTATCTGTACCTTACCTGCTAATCTATTCTTATCTGCTGGTCTAAGCTTATGTCCTGCTCTAACAAGTATCTCACCAATAGTAGGACCAGTATAACCAGTTCTGTTCCAAGCAGCGGTGTCTAACACACCAGGGATAGAATGTGCATCACCTTGTTCATAGGCTGTTATTCTTTCTGCTAAGTCTTCACCTGTTAATCCTTTTTGATATAACTCTCTATAAATAATAAGAGTATCATCACT